AAGCCCGGCTGGACGAGGCCGTCACCGTCTACGAGGAGCTCAAGACACTCGCTCAAAATCGCGACGTCCCGGAAATCTGGCAAGAACAAGCTAAGGCGGCGGTCAATCTCGTCGGCGACCTCGGCAACCACGAAGCCCGGCTGGACGAGGCCGTCACCGTCTATGAGGAGCTCAAGACACTCGCTCAAAATCGCGACGTCGCGGAAATCTGGCTGGCACAAGCTATGATGGCGGCCAATCTCGTCGGCGACCTCGGCAGCCACGAAGCCCGGCTGGACGAGGCCGTCACCATCTATGAGGAGCTCAAGACACTCGCTCAAAATCAAGACGTCCCGGAAATCTGGCTACGACAAGCTAGGGCGGCGGTCAATCTCGTCGGCTACCACGGCAATCACGAAGCCCGGCTGGACGAGGCCGTCACCGTCTATGAGGAGCTCAAGACACTCGCTCAAAATCGCGACGTCGCGGAAGTCTGGCTGCTACAAGCTAAGGCGGCGACCAATCTCGTCATCCACCTCGGCAACCACGAAGCCCGGCTGGACGAGGCCGTCACCGTCTATGAGGAGCTCAAGACACTCGCTCAAAATCGCGACGTCGCGGAAATCTGGCTACAACAAGCTATGGCGGCGGTCAATCTCGTCGGCTACCTCGGCAACCACGAAGCCCGGCTGGACGAGGCCGTCACCGTCTATGAGGAGCTCAAGACACTCGCTCAAAATCGCGACGTCGCGGAAATCTGGCTACGACAAGCTAGGGCGGCGGTCAATCTCGTCGGCTGCCTCGGCGCCCACGAAGCCCGGCTGGACGAGGCCGTCACCGTCTATGAGGAGCTCAAGACACTCGCTCAAAATCAAGACGTCCCGGAAATCTGGCTACAACAAGCTAGGGCGGCGGTCAATTTAGCGGTTAATGCGCTCCGGAGCTCCCGTGCCACGTTGGTGCCGGGGATTCAAGATTGGAAAGCCCTCTTCATATACTTAGGCAAGCCGCGACCTGAGACAACAGCCGATTTGCTTCAAAAGATAGGGAATGCCGTAATTCATTGGGCTGGTTTCATCCTGCGCAAGACCATGCTTGTCAATCCAGGCGATTTGGCCTCAATGCGAACGGATATGCTTTCGAAAATAGGGGATGATGCAATGGCTGCGGTAGAACAGTTAAACGAGCAGATGAAAAGTGACGGTTTCGGCACTCCGGACTTCAAAGGGCTGCCCGAGAGATGAAAGCTATCAACTCGGTCATCTAAAAATTCCCCAGAACTCCACGGGTCGACGATACTTTCGGCTAAATGCGGTAGCGCATTTAGTGAGAACGCCCGCATGTATAATTCTGCAGAATGTAGCGAGATGCTTCATTCGAACCGCACCAAAGGGCCGGATGTGTCAGTTAGAAAAGCCGGATCTGACGGCCGGAAATGCGGAGCCAATTGACAGGTGCGGGAATTTGGTGGTTACTCAACCACGGTAAAACAGATTGATCTGCTTGATTCGCCCCGACCGGCTTCCCCGGCTCGGGGCGAAGTCGTTTCGGAGGGTGTGGAATGGCGATGGCGGACAGTGCGAGCCGCCCCGATGGGCAAAACTCATCTCACCCTGAAAAGGACAACAGACCATCTTCAAACCCGCTGGCAATCCCGGCGATTTTTTTCGTGGGAGAACGGGCATGAGCCAGGCAAGGGTGCAAATCGACGCGAGCGACTTTCGCGTCCTCGGTGCCGCCATGCACAATCTGCCTGCTGAGATGAAGGCCAAGGCGTTCCGCTCGGCGGTCAATCATACCGGTAAGAAGGCCCGCACACAGATCACGCGGCTGGCGGCGAGCTATTCCGGCCTGCCTTACCGGCTTGTCCGGGGCGCGTCCGCGATGCGGCTGACCGGTGACGATGTCGAGATCAGGCTGCGCTCTCGCTGGATTTCTTTGGCGCAACTAGGCGCGCGGCAGACCCGCAAGGGTGTGAGCGTTCGCGGCCGCGGATCCTACGCCAGTGCGTTCATCGCCTCGTCGAAGATCTCGGGCGGTTCGGCAGTGCTGGCTCGCAAGGGCTCGGCGCGGCTGCCGGTCCGCGAACTCTACGCCGCCAACCCTGCCCACGCCATGGGCGCGGATCGTCACGGCGAGTTCGAACGCCTGGCGCAGTCGATCATGGACCGCGACTTCGCGCCACGTCTTCTGCACGAGATCGATCGCCGTCTCGCACGCCTCGCCGCCAGTCGCTAGTGCCGGCTATGTGGTCCGGGAGAATTAGGGACCGTACCCCTTCTCCAACCCGAGCGGGGCGGGACGACCCCGGAATCCTGCCAGTTTTGCAGGGGTTTTGGTTGGGTTGTCAGGTTGTCAGTGGCGCTGAGGTGGCGTTGTCAGGTTGTCATAGAGGAATTTGAGGCGGTCATGGTCGAGACAGTGATGATGACGCTGTCGGAGATTGCGGCGCGCGACGGGATTTCCCGCCAGGCGATTTCGAAGACCGTGCGGGAGCTGGTCGAGAAGCACGACAAGATCCCGGTCGAGCGGGACGGGCGGGAGCGGATCGTCCGGGTGTCGGTGGGTCACATCGATCACTATCGCGACAAGTTCCAGAACCCGGCCAAGGTGCTGGCGTCGCGGCCGTCACCGTCCGAGGACAAACCGAAGCGCGATGGCGCGCCGCCTATTGAGCAAGAGGGTGATTCCTTCGAGGAAGCGCGCCGGCTCAATGAGTGGCTCCGCTACAGCCGTCTGAAGCTTCAGCACGACGAAGCCTGCGGCCGGCTGATCAGCGCTGACGCCGTGGCTGCAGCGCTCGACAGCCTGGGACGGGAAACGCAGGCGATCATCGCCAGGCTACCGAACCATGCCGACGATCTTTCTGCGCCCTTCGCCAAGGAAGGCGTACACGGGTTGCGGACGGCATTGAGGGAGGTTGCTCACCAGATCAGCCTTTCGATCGCCGAGAGGTTCAAGGAAATTGCGGCATCCGCTCCGGAGCGGGATGTCATCGAGGATGAAGAGACCCGGGCGTGACCATTCACCCAGGCGCATTGCAGCTGGTGGCCTCACGGCTCGCCGAGGCTATCCGCCCGCAACCGCCAAAGCCGTTTGTGGAGTGGCTTGCCGAAAACGTTGTTCTCGTCGACGGTCCGCGCAAGGGCGAGTTGTGGTCGCCGCGGGACGCGCCCTATCTGGTCGAGATCGCCGAGTGTCTCAGCCAGGAGCATCCGGCGAACCTGGTCACTGTCCGCAAGGCGCAGCAGACAGGGGTTTCGATCCTGGCGCTGTCGTGGTGCCTCTACATCGCGGAGATCTGCCCGGACAACATCCTGTACGGGGTGCCCGGCATTGACGCGCTGCAGGATATCAACGGGCAGAAACTGCAGCCTTTGATTGATGCCTGGCAGGCGAAGACCGGCAAGCGGATCATCCTGCCGGTGACGAGCCGTTCGGGGCGCAACTCGACGACATACGAGAAGCGGTTCCCGGGAGGGTACATCTCGCTCGCCAACGCCAACACAGTTATGGACCTGTCCATGAAGACCTGCCGCTTCGGGGTCAAGGACGAGGTTTCGAAGTGGGGCGAGCTGGCGAACGGCGCGGATCCCGAGACGCTGTTCTTCGGACGCTTCACCGCGTTTCGCCGGCAGCGGAGTTACAAGATATTCGAGTTGTCGACGCCGGAACTCGATTCCGGCGACGCGCTCGGCGACGACCCCGGGCATTGCCGGATCGACCGGTCGTTCAAACGGTCCGACCAGCGGTTCTGGAACGTCGAGTGTCAGGAGTGCCATGAGTGGTTTGTGATGAGCGACGACCTGCTGCAGATCGATCGGGAACACCCCCACAAGAGCGTGCTGGTATGTCCGAACCCTCAATGCGGCCACTGGATAGACGAGGCCGAGCGGGTGTCGATCGTTCGCGCCGGTGAGTACCGGCCGACACAAAGTGGCCCGGACAGGCATCCGGGCTTCCATGTCGATGCCTTCATGAGCCTGCTCATGAGTCTGGGCGACATTGCCGACGACAAGCTGAAGGCTGAGAAACGCGGCGAGGCGGGTGCCAAGGACTATCACAACCTGGTGCGGGCGCTGCCCTACCAGATGCGCGGTAACGCGCCGGACTGGCAGCGGCTGATGGAGCGCCGCGAGGACTATCCGGACGGCGTCATCCCGCCGGACGGGCTGATATTTGTCGCAGGCGCCGACGTGCAGCACAACGGCATATATGTCGAGTTCGTGCCGTTCGGCTCGGACAGGCAGTCCTGGTCGGTGCACGCCGAGTTTCTCGAAGGGGAAACCGACGACAAGAACGCCGGGGCATGGGTGAAGCTAGACAAGCTTTACCGAACGGAGTGGCCCGATTCCTATGGATCGGCACGCCGCGTCGGGGCGATGGCAGTGGATTCCGGCGACGGCAACCGCACCACGCAGGTGCTGGAATGGTGCCGAGAGCGGCCTGACACCTATGCGATCGCCGGCAAGCACGGCCGCGGGGTGCCTGCCATCGGTGTTCCGACAAGGAAATCGGTTCGCAAGGGCGGCAAGCGCAAGCGCATCGGTTCCACTATGCAGTGGCCGGTCGGGACATGGTCGCTGAAGGGCGAGTTCTACGGAAACCTGCACCGGCTCGGGATTCGTTCCGGTGAGGTGGTCGACCCGCCAGGGTATTGCCACTTCAACGAGGCCCGGAACGAAGAATTCTTCCGCCAGATCACGGCGGAATATTTCGATCAGAAGATGGTGCGCGGACGCCTCGTCGAGGAGTGGAAGAAGATCCGGCGCGACAACCACTTTCTCGATTGCCGGATCTACGCGATGGCGATGGCGGAGCATCTTGGTCTGTCAAGGCTGACGCCCGCGGGTTGGGCGGCGCTGAGGGTGCAGTTGACGCCTGCGACAGCGCAGACGCTGTTCTCGCCGGTGTCGCAACAGATTGCCGCACGGGGCGGGGAGGATGCATCGACCGATGCTCCCGCGCAGGCAGCGGCTACAAACAAAGCGCCGGCCGAAGATGTGCTGGCCAAATGGAAAAGGCGAAAATGATGCGGGTACCGAGTGTTGCGCGAGACGGCTCCGTGAAGCCGCGCGGGGCCGTTGCCGGACCCGTGGCGCGGCCGGTGATGCGCATGTTGCGCGACAGCCCGTCCGGTGTCCTTTCCGCTCGGCTGACGCCGGTCTCGGAGAGCCGCGACGAGATCCGCCGTTCGTGGCGGCGGGCAGCGGCGCTGGCGCTGGATTTCATCCACAATTCGGGGCGGCTCAAGGGCGCTGTAGACCAGGTTATCGCCGACACCGTGGGGTCCGAGCTGATCCTGAAACCGGCCCCTGACTATGCAAAGCTCGGCTGGTCGCAGGAGCGATCGGTAGCCTGGTCCAAACTGGTGAAGGGCGAGTGGAAGAAGGACTCATGGAATCCGCGCGAGTGCGATCATCGCGGCAAGTTCACGGTGCCGCAACTGGTCGCAATCTCGCTGCGCTGGCACATTGCTTTCGGTGAGACAACGGGGATCCTGACGCATTTCGATGCAGGGCAGCGGGCAAGGTATGGTATCCGGACAGGATCGAAGACCTTGCTGGTTCCGCCGCCGCGCCTGGTGCAGGACACCAATGACGCGCTGCGACTGTTCCAGGGCGTCTATCACGACGAGAACGGCCGCGCCGAAGGGTACCTGTTCGAGGAGCGTCAGAACGGATTTCCGAAGAAGGTGCGATACCCGGCCTATGACGCCAGCGGTCGGCCGGTGGTCATGCATATCTTCGATCCGCTCGACGCCGACGATGTGCGCGGTATCTCGCAGTTGACGCCAATTCTCAAGCAGCACGCGCAGACCGAGGTGGCGCGCGAGGCGACACTTCAGACGCTGATCGTACAGACATTCTTTGCCGCGGTTCTGACTTCAAAACTGCCGGCAGCCGAGGCGATCGAATCGCTGCAGGAACTGGCCAAGGATGGCAACACAGCCGGAAAGGCAATCTACGACAATGTGCTGGGCTATCTGGGCAGCACGCTGGATCGCGCGGCCGAGGGCGGGGTCAGCCTGACCGGCGGGTCACGCATTCCGGTGCTGGGCCCCGACGAGGATCTGCAGTTCCGCCAGGCGCAGTCGCCGGGCGACAATTACCTGCCGCTGACGCAGTCGCTTGATCGCGATATGGCGCGCGCGATCGGGGTCACCTACGGCGCCTACACGATGGACCATGGGGCCGCGACCTATTCATCGGTGCGGATGGAAAACGCGTCGATCTGGCCTGTGGTGATGCGCAGGCGCGAGCACATCGCGGCGCCGATGTACCAGATGATTTACGAGCAATGGCTCGACGAGAAGATCGAGACAGGTGCGATCCCGTTTCCGGGTGGGCTCTCGAACTACCGGGCCAACAAGGACGCCGCGAGCTGGGCCCAGTGGCAGGGGCCGGAGAAACCGACGGCGGACGACCTGAAGTCGGAGAAGGCAGCCAGCGAGCGGATTGCCAACGGCACGTCCAGCATTCCGCGCGAGGCGGAGCTGAAGGGTGTTGACGCCGACGAACTGTTCGACGAGCGCAGCGCCGATCACAAGCGTTACGTCGATGCGGGAATGCGGTCGCCCTACGACCGCGACGCACCGGCCCCGGCACAGCCGGTCGAAGTCCAGAACACAAACTGAGGGCTTGCTGATGGCGACCGTAAAGATCGATGGCGCGACCGTCGATATGGACGACCCGTGCGCGCTCTACCAGGCGCTGTACGCAATCAAGCTCAAGCGCCTTGCTGGTGATGCTGTCGAGGAAGGCGAAATAGCCTCTCCGGTAACCCGGCGGCGGATGCGCTACGCGACGGTCTCGCTCGCCGATCTCGATGCCGAACTCGGCCGCCTTGCCGGCGCGTGCGACGCAAAGACGGGCAAGCGCCGGCGCGGCGCAGCCAGCTTTCACTTTTGAGGATCATGACATGGCAACAACTCTTGACGGACAGACCCTGACGCTTTCGGGCTTCGTAGGCGACAACTGGTGGGGTGAAGGCTTCACCTATGACGAGGTGCTGGTCGCGCTTGCATCGGTGGAAGACGATTCCGAGCTGGTGGTCGCCATTAATTCGGGTGGCGGCTACGCCACCGATGGCGCGGCAATCCACGCGCTTCTCGCGCGGCGCTCGGGCGTCACCAATGTGGTTGTCGATGGTGTCGCGGCTTCCGCGGCGTCGCTGATCGCCATGGCCGGCGAGACCGTCAGCATGTCGGCAGGCTCGATCATGATGATCCATGATCCGGCAGGCATTTCGTTCGGAACTTCAGCGGATCACCAGAAGGCCGTCGAGGCGCTCGAGGCACTGGCGACCGCCTATGCGCGGGTTTATGCGGCCAAGTCCGGCAAGACTGCCGATGAGTGCCGGGAGATCATGAAGGCGGAATGCTGGATGACGCCGGAACAGGCGATCGCCGAAGGCTTTGCCGACGCCGCAAATGACAACGCGGCACCCGCCGTCGCTGCATTCGATTACCGCGCCTATGCCCATGCGCCGGACCAACTCCGGGCGGTGGCAAGCGCCAACGGATGGAGCCTGAAACAGGCAACGCGAAAACCGCCGACGGCATCCGCCCCGGCGCCAACCGGTCACCAGAAGGAGAACCCCACCATGACCGACAAGACCAAGGCGGATACCCAGCCCGCCAATATCGAAGACGCAACAGCGACCGCCGCCCGGGAGGCCGTGAAGGCAGACCGCGATCGTCATGCCGCCATCATGGCGCTTGATGAAGCAAAGGGCCGTGAGCAGCTCGCCGCCCATCTTCACGCAACGACCGAAATGTCGGTGGATGATGTCAAGGCGGTTCTTGCTGTCGCACCGGTCGCGGATGCTGAAGAAAAGCCGTCGGCAGCCGCCTATGACAAGGCGCGCGCCGCAGCCGGCGCGGGACTTGCCACCCCGGCTGACGGGAACAAGGCCGAAAGCGGCCTTTCCAAGCTGATTACCGCGAGGGTTGAGCGCAAGCGCGCCTGACGCGGGTTCACCCCACAATCCCATAGCTCGCATCGCCCGCAAGCGGGCCTGACGCGGGACACCAGGAGACACGTCCATGATGCCGTATTATTCCAATACCGCGCCAAAGCGCGAGAGCCAGCTTGTCAAGCAGGAGTTCGACCCGCAGTTCTGCCGCGAGTCCTACATCCTCAAGGCGGGTTCCGGCGCCGTGCGTTCGGTTGTTCTCGGAACGCCGCTTGCCACGGTGATTGACGGAGACAATGTCACAATCGCTGCGGCTGCTGTCGCCGGCGGAACCGGCAACGGTACCCTGACCCTTGCCGCTGCGCCTGCATTCACGGCCTCGGTCAAGGAAGGCCGCTATGTGGTCACCTGCTCGACGGGTGGCGCGGACGGAGCATCGAAGTTCCGGGTCGAAGGTCCGGACGGCAAGGCTGTCGGCACCGCAACCGGCGGCGCGGCTTTCGCCAAGGAGGTCAAGTTCACCATTGCCGGCGGTGGCACCGCCTTTGTCGAAGGCGACGCATTCACCATCGATGTCGATATTGACCAGTCGGCGGCTGGCAATGAGCGCATTGCCTGGGTGCCGGGTGCAGCTGACGACACCGGCGTCATCACCGGGCTTTCGCTGCGCGACACCACGGCGCCTGACGGTGAAACCGCGCAGGGGCTGTCGCTTGATCGAGGCCCTGCCATCGTATCGGTCGCAGACATCGCGTGGCCTGACGGTATCAGCGCCGCGAACAAGGCCAAGGGCATCGAAATGCTCAAGGGGCTCGGAATCATCCAGCGCTGACGCGCGCAATACGGCGCGGTTTCGACCGCGCCGGCTTCATCCATCCAATCGACCATGCGCAGGCAATGCCCGCGTCACCAGGAGATTATCCATGTTCGAATATCTTTACACCAGCACGGACCTGACCCAGGAGGTCAACCGGCTGCCGAACGAGTTCGGCCTGATCAATGCGCTCGGGCTTTTTCCCATTGAAACCATCGGTTCGCGGTTTGTCCGCGTCGACTACAGGAATGGCCAGATTCACGTGCTGTCTGCCGAGGAACCCGGTTCGCCCGGCGCCGTCGGTGGCGGCGAGGAAGAGGGCGGCGTGATCCTGCAGATCCCGCATTTCCCGCATCTCGAAAAGATCGCGGTCGGCGATGTCGACGGGTTGCTGCAGGTCTTCAATGGCCAGGTCGACCAGCGTTCCGTCGACCGCGAGACGGCCAGGAAGCTCGACGTCATCCGGCGCAATCATTCGATCACGCTGGAGTATATTCGTTTGGGCGCGCTCAATGGCCTGATCAAGGACGGCAAGGGCAAGACGCTCTACAATCTCTACACCGTCTTCGGCATCACCAAGAAGGAAGTAGATTTTGTTCTGGGCACGGCCGGCACGGACGTTCGCGCCAAATGCGAGGAGGTGGTCGATCACACGATGACCAAGCTGCAGGGCGAAACCACCAGCGGCGTAGAGGCAGTGGTCGATTCATTGTTCTTCAACAAGCTGATCACCCATGCCAATGTCGAGAAGTTCTGGCTTAACGCGCAGAACTCGAGCGAGCACAGGATGCTCAATCGTGAAAGCCGAGCCGGAAACTGGGGCCGGGTGTTTGAGTTCGGCGACATCATGTTCCGCGAGTACAAGGGCGGCCTGCCGGTCCGCTCGACCACCGGTGTGATCAGCACCGCGAAGAACGTGGCCGACAATTCTGGCACGGCCTATCCGACCGGTACCCAGTCGATGATGCGCACCTTCGAAGCCCCGGTCTACCATATTGACCTGACCAACCAGGCGCCCGACGCGGACACGATCTACATCTCGGTCGAGCCGCTGAAGCACGGCCAGGGTGTGGAGATGCTGTCGCAGACCAACCGGCTTGCGGTCAACAAGCAGCCGGAATGCGCTGTCCAGATCCTGACATCGAACTGACGCCAGGGCAATGAACAACTGGACAGACATGGAGCGCCGCCTCGACACAGACGCGGCGGCGCTTTTCGACGAGACCGAGGTGCAGGCTGTTGCCCGAAAAAGCGGAGCGACGGTCAACGCCCGCAGGGAAAACGATCCGGACCGGGTGGGGTTTTCCTTTCCCGGGTCGATCGAATTCAATCCGCCTCCGCTCCGCAACGAGCAGTTTATGCAGGCCGCCAAGAGCGGTCAGGCTAATGTCGCCTTCGACGCGGTTATTACTGCGCATGATGACGGCACATGGTTGTGGCGGCCGAAGCGCGGCGATCATCTGGTCGCTGTGGACATGACCTACGAGGTGGCCGACATTCACCGCGACGGTTCGGCCCGGCGTGTCTATTACGTCAACAAGGCGAAGCCATGACACTGACTGCTGAAGCTGCGCGGTTGGCGGCCATTGAGGTGCTGCGGCCAACGAGCGCGACCGTTCAGTTTCCGACTCTGGCCAGGGGCAATGTATTTGACAGTAGGCAGGCCAGCATTGCGGATCTCGATGATTTGCAATCCGGTGATTTGCCGTATCTGCCTGTCCTGTCGCTCTATACGGAAGACTCGACAGTGGAGACGCGGGGCGGTGCTGCTGATGTGTCTGACAATTTCTGTCACATGACGCTCGAAATCGTCGGAGAACTGGCCATCATATCCCGCGACGATGATGCTGATCTGGATTATGTTGATGCGGTGGCGGGAAGTGACCCGGAGGCACGGCTGGTGCTGTCTGCGATGATGGCGCAGGTCCGCAAGGAGCTGCTCTATTCCGAGCGTGGATACCTGTTCCGCCGGATTGTGACGCATTGCGACAAGATCGAACAACAGAGCCACACAGTGCCGGAACTGGGGTTACGGTTTCAGCGCGAGTTCATGCGTCTGACACTAACGATCGCGGATGACGAGTTGAGCGACGATGGCGGTCTGACCGGGCGGATCAAGACACTGTTCGACGCACTGCCAGCTGGCTCCTATGCCAAGGCAAAGCTCACAGACCTTGCCGCGCATCTGGCCGGCGAGACCCGGACGCCGCTGACTGAAATCACCCTCGACCCCGGTGCGGGGCCGACTGCAGGCACAACACTGGAGTGAGCTCAATGCAACGCTACAAACCAGCCGCCGGAGCGCCGTTGCTGCGCACCACGGACGGCGAAGCCTTTCCCGAAGCGGGCAAGATGATCGACCCGGCCAACCGCTATTACGCGCGGATGATCGGTGAGGGCTCTCTTGTTCCTGTCCCTGTTGAGGCCCCTGATTCCAAGCCTGAACCCAGTAAACCGGCGGCCGATGCCGCATCCAAGAAGGAGACGCGGCGATGACCGTACCTGCAAACCTCGTGGCCCCCCTGTTCGCCTTCTCTGTCGAGAGTGGCGGGCAGTTTGAAGACCTCGCACCCGTGATCTTGTATGGTCACAGCACAACCGCCGGATCGATGGCTGACAACGTCAAGACCTCCTGCGCCTCGCGCAGCCAGGCCCGGGCGCTGGCCGGCAAGGGCTCGATACTCGAGCAGATGGTGGCGGTGTTCCGCAAGAACGCCCCAACGCATCCGCTTTACATTGTCTCGATTCCGGAAAGCGGCACCGCCGAGATCCGGACCATCACCGTGGGCGCCCCGCCGGCGGCCGGTGGCACCGGCATGGTCAATGTCATGGGCGAACTGGTCTCGATCTCGATTGCGGCGGGTGACAGTGCCGCGACCGTTGCTACTGCAATCAAAAACGCGATCAATGCCTATGACAACCCGCAGACCGGGCATGCGCTGCCTTACACCGCGACGGTTGCAATCAATGTTGTGACCATCACGGCACGCCATACGGGCGCCTATGCGGCGGAAATCGGCGTCACCGTGCCGGTGCTCGACGGGGCGAATGCGCTGACCGGTGTATTGACGATCGCCACGGGCACCGCCGGAGCGGGCACACCTGACACGTCGGCGGCCAATGCGGCGATCGAGGAGGATGACTGGTCGTTCCTGATCTCGGCCTTCGGCGACGCAACGAACGTCGGCAAATACGACACGCTGCTGTCGGAAGTGTCCGGGCGCTGGTCCTATGCAAATCAGAAATTCGGCATCGCCTATTATCCGAAACGCGACAGCCAGGCGAACCTGATTTCTTATGGTGAAGGCAAGGATACCTGGAAGCTTTGCGCCATCCCGAGCTTTACCGCGGGCGGCCATGCCGAGCCGGGTTATCTCTGGGTGGCGGCCATGGTGGCCCGCGTTGCGCCCTGGCTGGCCGGCGGTGCAACGGGCGATGTTAACCGAAACCAGACCGGACTCGTGGTCGAGGGAATCACCGCGCCGACGGATACGGCCTACTGGCCCGACCTTGCGACCCGCAACGCCTTTCTCGCTTCGGGCCTTTCATCCTGGCGGATCGACGGCAATGGCCGGGTGGCGGTCGACAAAATCATCACCCACGCCCGCACCACCGCCGGCGTGCCGGACACCACGTTCCGCGATATTCAGAAGCCGCATGCGCTGATGTACTCGCTGCGCTATATCCTGGCGCAACTGGCTTATGAGCATTCCAACAAGGTGATCGCCGACGACAATCCGGGCAATGTCGGTTCGGTCTCGACGCCGAAAGATATCGAGGCGACTTGCTACCACGCCTATGTCGGGTTGGAGCTGCGCGGTGTGCTTGAGAATTCCGCCGCGGCGCTCAAGAACCTGACAGTCACGCGCAACCTCGACAATCCTAACCGTGTCGACGCTGTGGTGCCGATGGACTTCAGCAACCCGCTCGATATTTTCTCCGGCCTGGCGCGGGTCTATTCGCAGTTTCGCTGACCGACCTTGAGCCGGGCGCCATGTCGCCCGGTTGACCCCATTCAAAACGAAGGATTCCTAAAATGGCTGGTAAAGATTACGGCGGGCAAATCCGCTTTCGTCTGTCGAGCGGCGTGACGTTTTCCCTGCGCGGCACCATGAACCTCAAGACCGCCGGGCGTTCTGTCGAGGCGGTTGTCAATCAGGACCGCTCTACCGACCGGGTAGAAACCCTGATGCCTTACGCGTTCGAGGTTTCATTCGCCGATCGTGGCCAGGACCTCGAGGCGCTGATGAAGTCCGACCGGTTTGATGCAACCTTTATCGAGGATGACACCGGCGTGTCGCATTATTTCACCCGGAGCTTTTTTGTCGGCGAGCCGACAAGCAACAGGATGAACGGCGAAGTCAGCGGCGTTTCGGGTGCTGCCGAAACCTACGTCCGGAAGGGCTGATCCATGTCAGGCGAAAAAACGGTCCGGCTGTCGCGGCGTTATGAGGCGCATGGCCGGACCTTCGACAGCCTCGTTTTCCGCGAGCCGAAAATGGCGGATTTCGAGGAGATCGGCGAAATCGCCGAGCGGCAACCGGCGCCGATGGGCGGCGAGATGATCCTTTATCACGATGACCGCGTCTGGAAATACCGCGATCGACTGCTCAAGCGCGGCGATGATCTGCCATCATCGGCAGACCTCGGTGATCTGGACCTCGCCGACGGCATCGCGGTCAAGGAAACTATTACCGGTTTTTTTTCCCAGGCGCGGGCAAAGTCTGGCGGCGATCTGCCGACCTCCTGATTTTCAAATTCGGGTTCAATCCTGACGGCGTCATGCAGATGACGCTGTCGCAATGCTTTTCCTGGGCCGTGCGCGGCCAGTCTTTCCGGAGTTGACAGTGAACCGCACGATCGAAGCCATGGTTCGCCTGTCGGCCAAGCTCGGGCCGATGGCGGCATTCGGCCAGATGGGCGCCAAGCTTGCGGATGTGAACCGCAAGGCCTCGGCGTTCAACAAGACGCAGGCGCTGGTGGCGCGGAGCTCGAATGCCGCGACGGCCGCGATGCTGCGCTTTGCAGCACCCGCGGCGCTGGCCTACGGCGCGCAGCGTGTCGTGCGTGAGTTCGCCGGCGTCGAGCGGACACTGACCCGCATCGGGATTAACGCCGACGCCAGCCGTGAACAGATGGCGGACGTGTTCAAGGAACTCCAGCAAGTTGCCCAGGCTACTGCCACGCCGGTTGACAATATTGTTTCGGGTCTCGATTCGCTGATTGCCTCTGGCAAGTCGCTCGACGAGGCCATGGCCCTGATCGGGTCTGTATCCGCGACAGCGCAGGCGGCTGGGGCGGACTTTGGCCAGATGGCGACGACGGCCGACGCGGTCTCGAATTCGTTCGGCATCGCCGGCGAGAGTATGCAGGGGGCATTCGACATCCTGGCCATGGGCGGCAAGGCAGGCAAGTTCGAATTGCGCGACATGGCGGCGGAATTGCCCTCACTCGCGCCGGCCTTCGCGGCGCTGGGTTACGAGGGCGAGGACGGGCTCAAGCGGCTGACCGCGGCGCTGCAGACGGTGCGCATGGAGACCGGCACCTCGGGCGAGGCGGCCACGTCTTTCATGGATGTTCTGACCAAGATGAATTCGGTGACGGTTTCCAACAGTTTCAAAAAGCAGTTTGGCGTCGATCTGCGCAACGAGATGAAAAAGGCGAAGGCCGCCGGCGAGGATACGCTCGAGGCCTTCATCCGGCTTTCAAAAGAGGCCGTGGATGGTGACATGTCGAAACTGCCGCTGCTGTTCACCGACAAGCAGATGCTGATCGGCATGCGGGCGCTGATGAACCATACCGGCGAATACACCGAACTACTCAAAGAACTCGCCAGTGCCACTGGCACTGTTGCGAAGGATCAGGCCCGCGTTCTCGCAGACACGCAAGCCGGTATCGACCGCATGGCCAATTCCTGGGACCGGCTCAAGACCAGCCTTGGCGAAACCATCGCGCCGCCGGCGGCAGGTGTCATGGATTACATCTCCGGCGGAATCGACAGGGCCTCCGCCGTCAATGCCGGCCTTGAAAAAACAGGCACGGCAAAAGGCTGGTGGGCCCGCACGGGCTGGGGCGTAACCTCGAGTGAGGCGCAAAAGGATTCCATGGCCTGGGTCGGCGGGTATCGCACCGATGCGCAGCGGGCGGCCATCGCGAGTTATGGCGCCTATGCCAAGTCGCGATCGGAAGCGCCAGCCTTTCGCATGCCGCGCGAAACCCTTCCAGACACCGGACCGCTGGTCAGGGCCCGCGACGGCACGGTCATTTCGGCTGCTGCCGCTGCGGCTGGTGGATCGCGCATTCCGCTGCCCGCAGTCAAACCAAACCAGACCGACATGGCAATTGAGGCGCAGGACGCTGCTCGGGGCTGGACCCCTGGCCAGAACGCTTCGATGGCAGGGGCGCCGGCTGGCGACGCCTCGCTTCGCCCAGGCCAGGGCGTGTCCGAACTGCAGGGCCTGCTTGGCAGGCTTGAACAGGCGGGCGCGCAATCCGGATCCGACCTCGCTCGAGGGGGCAAGGAGGCCGCCGATGCGGTCAGCGTTTCGGGCGACGAGATCGCGCGCGGTGGTCAGGAGGCTGCCGCGGCTTTGAAAGATGCGGGCGCGTCGATTGCAGCACAGATCAAGTCGGCCGCTGCAAATATCCAAATTAGGGCGCAAGGCGCGCAAGCTGTTTCCGGAAACCGCGGGCGCACCATGCCACGGGCCGGGCAGGCCAGTCAGGCGCAATAGGACATGGCAATGAGGGACTGGGCAAACACTCTCCGCAGGGCATCGTTCCGGGGTGTGCCGTTCTGGGTGGACGGCGAGGAACCGGAAATCGGCCGGCGGGTCGCCGTGCATGAAATCTCGGGCGGCGAGGCCGTGCTCACCGAGGATATGGGCGCACGGTCGAAAACGATCTTTGTGGAGGCCTATGTCGCCGGCGATCTGGCGGATTTTGCAGGCCGCACGCTCGAGGCTGCTTGCGGGGCACCCGGCGCGTCGCTGCTGATCCTGCCGATGGATCCTGGCGAGGCTGCTCACTGCATGGCCTGCGCCAGGAACCGGCGCAAGGACAAGAACGGGTTCATCGCCTATCGGCTCGAGTTTGTGCGTGCCGGCGTCGGGGTTTCATTCACGGCAAGCGGCCTCGGTCAGCTTCGCCAGGCATTTACTGCTGGCGTGGCTGCGGTTGCCGCTGCCATGGCTGCAGCGTTTTGACCGGGATCACTATGCAACAGGCACTTGATTATCTCGGCAGCCTGGCGCGGGAACTCATCACGGATGACGATGACCTGCTGCAGGTCGACGGACTGATGGTGGCGGCCCAGGCAGGCGGCATGGCCGGCGTGATCGCGCTTTTGCAAGTGGCGCAACTGATCGGAGAGGCGGCGGATGACGCCGCCGCCGTGCCGTCCGCACTGGACAGGACGCCGGCAGCTGACGCCCTTTGGGCAGTTGCTGGCCTGGTGACGGCATCTTTCGCCGCCGTCCGTGCCGACTATCCGTCGCGGCAGGACGCGCAAGCGGCCCGGGCGGCGATCTCGGCCCGGGCGGAAACGGTCTATGCATCTGCCGGTGTTTTCGGCTCGGATCTGGTCGACTGGCTGGTTTCACTTACCGGTATCACGGTAATTCACCTGTCGCGCACCGCGGCAGAGCGATCGCCCGCGGTGCGGGTGGAGACCGGGGTGTCATTGCCCTCGACGCTGTTGGCTTATGATCTTTATGGCAGCGCGGCGCGTGCCGGAGAAATTGTCGATCGCAACCGGATCAGCACTTCGCTGGTGATGCCGGTCTCGTTTGAGGCGCTGGCAGAATGACGCTCGAGGTGATTGTTTTTGCGGTTGGTGGCAACCCGCTGCCGCACAAGAGCGCCCAGCTTGACCAGTCCGCCGAGGAGGCGGTGCGCACCGCGCAGTTTGATGTCGCGTGGATTGGGCACGGTATCCCGTGCGCGCCGGATGACGAGGCGATCATCACGGTTTCGGGCGTGTTGTGGGGCACGGGATATGTGCGTGATGTCCGGGCCGCGCATGATGGTGAAAACCGCAGTTACAGTGTGACCTTTGCCTCGCGAGCCTGCGATGCGACGGAGTGCTCGATCGAACACCCGACCGGGCTCAAGCGCGATGCGGATCTGGGCGATATCGCAAAGGAATTCGACACGCTGGGCATTGGCATCGATGTCAAGGCGAAGACGATCAAAAAGGCGGTGCATAAGGTGAGGCCTGGTGAGACATTGTTCGAGACTCTGGAAACTGACGCGCGGGCGCAAGGCGTGCTGATCCACGACAGTCCGGAGGGTAAGCTGGTGCTGGCGGACAGGCCGGAGGGCCGACACGCGGGCAGCCTCAAGCGCGGGGTGAATATAGAGCAAGCCAGCGGCAGCCTGTCGGGCGCCACAAATTTCTCCACCGTCAAGGTGCGCGGGCAGGCATCGATCGGGGTCAGTGCCTCGGCGTTGCGGCCGGAAGCCGAGGCCAAGGGCGCAGCCCGCCGCCGGCGTCCGCTGATTGTACCGTTCGAGGGAGAGGCGACATCGGAGCGGCTGAAAAAGCGCGCCGGCTGGGAAGCAAAGCGGGCAAGCGGCGAGGGTGTGACCTGCAGCCTTACCGTGCCGGGGTTCCGTGATCAGGGCGGCAAGCTCTGGAAAGCGAACTGGCTGGTCGAGGTCGATGATGACTGGCTCGGGATCAACCAGGACATGGTGATCGCGTCGGTGTCGCTGGTGCAGGACGGCAGCGACGGAACGGTTGCCAGGCTCAATCTCAAGGATCCGCGCGCGCTCGGCGGCGACAACCCGCGCGGCAAATCAAATTCTGCATGGGGCGCGCCATCGGTGGCGGCGCCATCCTACAGGGAAGGGTGAGGCATGTTTGACGGTCACCTGACCCGATTTTCCCTTGATGGCACGGTCGAGCACCGCGAGGGCCAGCAATTCGTGAACGGCAAGGGGTTTTCTGGCGACAGCTTTGAGCGGGTTCACCGTATCGAGCCGCACGGCTTTGCCAGTCATCCGGTCAAGGGCGGCATCGGCGTGGCCATGTCGGCGCGCGGTAACCGGGATTCGGCCTATGTGTTCGGCGGCGAAAACCCGGGCCTGCGGCCTTCTGTCGATATGGGCGGAACCGCGATTTATGACCATACGGGCAACATTGTCTCGGTGGTCCAGAAGGATTTGCGGATCGTGCATGCCACCAAGGTCCACATCGTTGCGCCGGAGATCGTGCTTGAGGGTGAAATATTCCTCGGCGGCCCTGGGGCTTCGCGGCCGGTTTCGGCGCAGGGCACTATCGACAGCGCCGGTCATGTGGAGACGAGCAACTTTGGCACCGGGGTATATGTGACGTGAAAATCATTGCGCTTGCTCCTGACGCCGAGCCGCTGCTCGACCCGGACCTGGTCTGGGATGGTCGCATCGGCGATCTGGTGACCACACCGATCGACGACCCGGTCAACCCGGGCGGGCTTCGGGCCAGCCAGGCGCTGGCCACGGCTATTCTCATTTGCCTGATGACAGATGCGCGGGCCGATGCCACCGAGCTCCGCGCCGGCGATGTCAACCGCGGCTGGCCCGGCGACAGTTTTGACAGGGATTTTGACGAGCCGGCACTCGGCTCGAAATTGTGGCTGTTGCGCCGCCGGGCGCTGACCGGCGAGATCGAGACGCTTGCCGAGGACTACACACGCGCCGCCTTGCAGCCGCTGATCGATCAGGGCGCCGTGGCGCGCTTTGATGTGTCGGCCGCAGCCAACCAGGCCAAATCCACGCTTGTGCTTACCATCGCCGGCTATGGCCGTGATGGCGCGCAGGTTCATGACCAGAAATATGCAGTTTTGTGGGAGCAGTTGAATGGCGTTTCCGATCCGCTCGCTTGACGAGATTTCGGCCTCGGTGCGCGGGGCCATGCGGCAATACCTGCCGGGCACCGACGCCAGCCTCAAGCAGAACGTGCTGCGCGTCATTGGCAAGGTGCAGGCGCTCCTGGCGCATGAATATGAGTTGCGGTTGAAATGGATATTCAGCCAGCTTTATCTGTCGACGGCGACCAGCGAGGCCATCATAAGGCTGCATGCCGCCGAATACCGGATATTGCAGAAGCCCGCCTCGGCGAGCGCGGGTGAGGTGACGGGCACCGGTCAGGCGAACGCCATCTATCCGGCAGGGGTGCGTTTCATTTCGGCTGGCATTTCCTACCGGACCACGACGGCCTTTACCGCGAACGCTGCCGGCGATTTTACGGCGAGCGTGCAGGCGGAGAGCGCAGGTGCTGCGACAAACCGCGAGGCGGCTGCCGAATTGCTCCTGGCCGATCCCGCACTCTATCCGACCTTGCCGGAAAAAGTGACGGTTGCCGGGGGTGGACTTGGCGGTGGAGCCGATATCGAACAACTCGAGGAGTTGCGTGCCAGGGCGCTCAAGCGCAAGGCGTCTCCGCCGCAGGGTGGCGCATTGCCGGATTATGAAAACTGGGCGCTTGAGGTTCCTGGCGTAGTCAACGCGTGGGCGGCGAACTTCGCCGACGGGTTTTATACGATTGGCGTCTGGGTTCTGTTCAAGGGGCGGGCGAACGGCATTCCGGAACTTGCGGATCTGGCCGCAGTCGATGCTTACATCGCCAGCCTGCGGCTTGTGCGGGCGCGTTATTACACCATGGCGCCGGTGGCCAAGCCGGTTGACCTTTCAATCAGCCTGTCGCCCGACACCGCGGCGATGCGCACCTCGGTGACCACGGCGCTGGCGCAATTCTTTGACGCGACTCTTGAGGGTACGCGGTTGCGGCCAGGCCTGCCGGATGACCCGTTTACCTTGCCGCGCGCATGGTTGTCGGAGGTGATTTCCGGTGTGCCGGGCGAGACCAGCCACATATTGAATGAGCCCTCTGGCGGCGTGGTGTTCCAGCCTGGCGAGTTGCCGGTGCTTGGAACAATCACATGGGCATGAGCTAAGGGCTGGGCGGAGAGAAAATGTCAACCTGGCATGTGAACAACGAGTGGGCGAATTTCTTCGCCGCTGATGGCGGACCCGTGTTCTGGGTTGACCCGAGCGACGGGTTTTCCGACCTGGACATTGACCCGCGCGATGTGCTGTCAGCGCCCATTGTCGAGGCGCTTGTGTTCTCCGGGCTGTCATTATGGCCGCGCGGTGCGGCATGGGGAACGCCGGACGGCGAGGCGCCGGGAACGGCGAGCGTGATTGCAAACCTGACCCGGGCGCTGCTGTCTCCGTTCGCCGATCTTTATGCAAAAGCCTGGCGGCTGACCGAGGAATCGCGGTCTGCATCGCTGGTTGACAGCCTCGAGGACTGGGAGGCCGATTTCGGCCTGCCGAGCCCATGCGCAGGTGACAACCAGACGGATGAAATGCGGCTTGCGATCCTGCGTTCGCGCGTCGCTCGGCTCGCCACCATCACGCCCGCCGATGTGGTGAGGCTGGCGGCGAGGCTGGGCTACACGATTGCCATCGAGGAGCCCGACGCTTTCCTTGCGGGCGAGGGACCCTGCCTTGGTCTCGGCGAACTTTCGAACGTCGCTCTCGAGAGCCAGTGGGTTGTACTGGTGCGCGATGCGCCGACAAGCCAGTTCGAGACCGGGATCGGTGAGACTGGCGTGACGCGGCTCCTCGATTTCGACCATGGCCTACTTGAGTGCGAGATCGAACGCATCCGGCCGGCATGGACCGATGTCGTCTTCAATTACGCGGAACAGCCGATCGTTCTTTATCTGATGACCGAGGATGGCGTGCCGCTGATCACCGAAACCGGCGAGATGCT